GACCGCAGCGGGTGGAGACAATAATATTAAGGCTACTATTGGACTGCCAGGTGTATTCATAGTCGCTTCCTCTTGGTCTGGTAGCGGTGCATCAAGTGTGTATGGTGCAGGCGGGAAGGGACAGAGCACAAACTCCACGGGTCTCGCTGGATCAGGGTTCGGTGCTGGCGGGGGGGGAGGCTGTTCCAGAACAGCCGCTACGGCAGGGGGGGCGGGGTCAGCCGGCGTGATTTATGTCTGGGAATACTCGTGATCTCGAACCCACTGATTCTGTACAACTCCAGCATTTCGCAAAGCCTCACTGACGCTCAGACCTACATTACAACGCGTGGCCTTCCGACCAACCTTGCGGGTTTTAATTTCGGTAGTGTCGGTACTTTCGTGCCCAACGACACCAATTGGCAGGACGGCACGGTTACACTCACCGCTAATTCCTATAAAAACAACGGCGTGACGATCACTAGCTACGATGGACAACCACTGGGCTTTAACTTCAGTTCACCGGTGGGGTTTTCCTCCTGTGCACTCGTCAACATTCTGACTACAGCATTTTATGATGCGATCCTGCTTTCGACCTTCACACCACTGGCTTACTTCAGCACATTTTTAGATGGCGGGACTAACATTCCATTCTCCGCACTGCTGGCATATATTCCAGGCAACTTTGCCTCCACTGCATCCCTTCGCGCCTACAGTCGATACATCAGCCTGCGAAGTCCGACTGCTGTCTTTCCTCGCGTCATGCCACACGGCCGAATCGGCTGTCCTGCCAGTTACACCCCGAATAGCACCTTCCCGACATTTGATTTTACCGTTGAAATGGTTCCTCGAGTGGGTGGGACGATTGTGTCGCAGGCGGTTAACAATGCGGTGGTAGCAGAGAAAACCTACAATTTCGGCAAGCCCCATGTCACCTCCAGTCTGGGTGGAGCGTTCGTGTCTGGTGGCTTCGGCTTCACCGCAGCATATTGGACATCGCTTATGGCAAAGATGCGAGCGGCTGTGTGCAACTGGACGATTGACATTGGCAACGGATACGCAGCGCAAAATTACTTCGGGGGCACCACGAACGCGGCAGACCTCTGGAATGGTACATTGGCTCCGGCAATTTCGATGTGGGCACTGTGCGGTGCGTTCAACATGAACGGATCTGCAGGCAGCAATACGGGCGATCAGAATGTTCCTGGGTCTCACGTATATTCAGCAAACTACACAGTTGTGGCCGGAGGGTGGAGCGCACACTGGTATAGTTATCAGTGGTTCTGGACATTTGACTTTCTCTATAACGGTGGGTCTGCAGGATTCATCACCGTGACGGAGCCCGCCTCTACGGGCAACATGGACCCCTTGACAGTGTTGACGTTTCTGTTGGGTGGGTACAGTCTGTGTGAGGTTTTAATGCTGTGTTCGATTAGCGACGGCCTCAGTGACACTCGGAGCAACGAACGCCTAACAGTCGTCGGAGATCCGCTCTATCGGCCTTATGCCACGACGGTTCAGACCGCTGTTGGATTTCAGCTGCCGGGGTTCTCATAAATAGCACTTGTGGCAGCACTGGCACATGCAATGGATTCTGCTCCGTGTGCGCAACTCCACCTTCTGGAAAGCCATCGCCGCGTTTGCGTTAAGCCAGTGGTACTACCACACCAAAGCCCGGAACGAGGCCGACCCGACCGAAGCGTTGAAGTACCGCTCGATCGCCGAGGACGATGCCGCCGCCGAGAAGGAGTTCATGAACGCCGCCCGAGGGTCCTTTGTGACGGCTGACCAGGTGAACCACAACCAGGGCACGACGCAGTCGCAGAAGGTCACCCTGTCGGCGAGCGGGCGGGATCTGCTGTGGGGCACGGTGCTCGCGCTCTCGCTCGCCATGAACGTCGCGGGGTACTATAAAATGCGCGACGTGGATACCCGCAAGTGGCTCCACGACTATGACCTGAACCAATTCCAAATGGGTGACTTCGCGCGCTTGCAACGCGAGGTTGATGCGGATCACACTCTGCTGAGCCTGTTAGGGCCGAAGTGTCTCAACAAACCGGAGAAATAGTCATGGGCGGCGGCATCATTATTCAGCGCAGCAGTGTGTTGTTGACGGCGATCATGGAGAAGTGCTTCTACGAGTCGCTCTCGACGAACGACCAGGAGGCCGTCGAGCAAATCTCCACCAAGCCCCCAGCAGAGCGCACCGCGGAGGATGTGCAGTTCCTCGCGGCAAAGCTCTGCGAGCTCGCCAGCGAGGACTGAGAATGTCCTTCGCGAAGGCCGTGGCGTTCGTGCTCGTGGAAGAGACGGACGAGCTCACCGACAACCCCGCTGACCCTGGTGGACTCACCAAGTACGGCATCGCGCTCAAGCGTCACCCCGAACTGACGGCCGAGGACATTCGCGCCATGACCCCCGAGCGGGCCGCGCAGATTTACGCCGGAGCGCAGTACTGGGAGGCCGTGCGCGGGGACGAGTTGCCCGATTATCTGCACGTCGTGATGCTCGACACGGCGGTCGTGCAGGGTGCCGCCATCGCCATTCGCTCGCTCCAGACCGCGCTGTACCTCAAGGAGGACGGAGTGCTCGGCCCGCGAACTTTGGCAGTCGCCAAGGGGAGTGTGCCTAAACTGATCCTGAGTCGTTTTACGGCCGCGCGTATCCTGCACTACAGTCGGGACAAGACTTGGAACATCGACGCCCTGGGCTGGTCTACGCGCGCCGTAGCGGCTGTCGTGGAGAGTCTCACGTGAATCTCTCGGACAACTTCAAACAGATTATCTCCACCGTCGCCCCACTGCTAGGGACCGCGCTTGGCGGACCGTTAGGCGGGGTCGCCGGGACCTTTCTCGCAAACGCCTTGGGGCTGCCGGCGAGTGATCCGAAAGCGATCGAGGCGAAACTGGCGAACGCCGACCCCCAGACGCTCCTTGCGCTGAAGAAGGCGGATCAGGACTTCCAAGCGCACATGGCAGAACTCGGCGTCGATGCCGACAAACTGGTCTACGACGACAAGGCGAGCGCTCGAGCCCGAGAACTCGGCGTCAAAGACCACACCCCCTCAGTACTGGCCTACGCCGTGACCTTCGGGTTCTTCGGCGTCCTGGGGTTCATGCTCGGCATCGGTAAGCCCAAGGAGGGCGGCGATGCCCTGCTCGTCATGCTCGGGTCACTCGGCACGGCATGGGCGGCGATCATCGCGTACTACTTTGGCTCAAGTCTGGGCAGTGCGAGCAAGGACGCTACGATTCGAACGATGGCCGGGAAGTAAAGTCAGGGTTCGTTCACGGCCCGATTTGCGGCGAGAAAGCTCGTAATCCAGCGCTCGGCGGCCGAGGCGGCATCTAAGTACTCTTGTCTGACCTGCCCGAGGTCCGTCTCCTGCCCGAGCGTGTACGCTTCCCAGATCCGCGTGCGCAGGAGCTTGGGCAGGAGAGCCCAGTGATCCTGACAGCCCCAGCGCGCGAGCGGCACTTGGACTTTGCAGCCGGGCCACGCGCAGTCCTTGGCCCCGTCCGCGAGCGTTGCGTTCTTCACGTGCGCAAATTTGTTGGGCATGTCAGCACCACCAGTGCAGCAGTAGACGAATAAGGGCCCAGCCGACGATGACCCACACGCTCGTGCCGATCAGGGTGGCGACCCAGAGCGCAACGTCCGGGGTCCAGCGGTTACGGCGCACTCGCATGAGGCGGGCTCTCTATGTACTCTGCGGGCACATCGCGCCACTCGCCGTGCCCTAAGTCATCGGCGAACCACTGCTGGAGTTTATAGTCGCGCCGGAACTGCCCTTCCACCCGGTGGACCATAAGCCCGTTGGAATAGCTAGGGTCCGTCCACTCCAAGCGAAACCACCGTAGTCGCATCGTGGGAGCCATCAGGCTTGCACCTGGTGTGCGAGCAAAAAGTCATCAATGACCTCTGCCGCCTGAATCAACAGCGAGTGCTGGCGATGCTCCAGCCCGCTCTGCGCGAGCAACTCTTTGCACGAGCGGGCATCCCCCGGGTCCTTCACCCCCGCCCTTTGCTGGCAGGTCATCTTGAACACAATCGCCGCAGCAATCGCTTGTTCGATCGACATGACTTACTTACTCCCGGCCGCCAGGCCCTTTTCAACCACCGCGCGCACGCCCGGGTAATTCAACTCTTTCTTCAGCGCCCGGGCCATCTTGTTGAGAAACACGCTGTCAGGAATCAGCGCTGCTTCGGGCACTTGACCCTCCGCCACCGCAGCAATGAGTACTTTCTTGTCCAGCACGAGGGCCGACCAGGTCTCCCGCGAGACGATCCCTGCCACTTGGGGGGCGTCGCGCTGCGCGATCGCCGGGACAATGGTTGCCGCCGCAACCGCTGCCGCGTTCGCCTTCGCTTCCAGCGCTTCGGCTTTGCGGACATTGCCCGCCTCGCGCTCCAGGCGCGCCTTCTCGTCATTCGCACGCGCTTCGGCCTCGCGTTTCAGGCGCTCCTTGGCGGCCAGTGCATCTAACTTGCGCTGCTCTTCCTGACGCAGCCGGTCCTGCTCTTGGTCATACGCCAACATCCCGCGCTTGAAGAGACTCTCCGCCTCGGCGAGCTCAAGCTCGGGGCCGGCGAAAAAGTCGTTGAGGGCTTTCACCACGGCCTTCGCAGGACCCAAGAGCAGGACCTTCTTGCTCGCGAGCTTTTTCTGGGCGCCCTTGATGCGCTGCAGATAGTCCGCCGCCTGCGTATACAGCTGCGGGGTCGTGACGATGCAGTCACGCGCGGCGGCAAGGATCGGGGAGAGGGTGCGCTGGATCTCTTCGCGATCCGCGGCGGTAATCACAGAGTCGGTCATGGGTTTTTCTCCAAGAGTGGCGTCAGATGCAATACTCTGGCACTAGGAGCGGACCACGCGCAGCTTCGGCTTGCCCGCGATCTTCGGTTTTGCGCGGCGCTTGCGGGTGTTTTTTGCGATGCGGTCCAGCTTCGCCGGCACATCAACAAAGTTCTGGCAATGGAGCAAGCCGTTCAGTATCTGCAGTTCGGCTCGAATGTCCATCAGGACCTCCACAGCGACGTGCTCCCAGCGCCACTGGGCATCTGGCGGCGTCTGCCACTGGATGTTGACTCGGTTGGCTCGTCTAGCCACGAGGCTCTCCGGAGGTAACCGGAAAGGCGCGATCCAGAGCCGCCTCAAGCGAGTCCTCCAGATCCATCGGACCGTCCTCCTCGTAGAGATCCCACTCGGTCATTTCAGGGATGGCCTCGGGGTCCCCGTCCCGCTCATCCTGACAGTGGCACCACGACTGCATGCCGCACTGGGCATGATCGCCGCGAGTACAGGCTTCGCACATCATCCGAATAACCCCGTCTGTGCGTCGTACCGCTCGCGCCGTGACGATTTGATGCAGCCGGCGTACGCGCTGAAGGGCATGTAACGCCAGAGGCGTCGGTTCGCCCAGCGCGCAACATCTTTGAGCTTGCGCTCAGTCCAATCGAACTTGACCAGCGGCTCCTTCTCCAGCGCGTTAAGTTTGATCTTGTACTGCACGTGAGGCTCACCACCCCAGGCGATCGCCTCTCGGATGCGCACCATACACTGATCGAAAGATTCGTTGCCGATCAGTACGTAGGGGCGCACCCGCTTCGGCTTCATCCCGCGAGAGGTGAGAATGAGCATCATCGCGCGCACTTGCCGCCACTCGTGCGACTCGTCGTAGCCGAAACGCCAGGGCCCGCGATTGATCTTCGACCAGCGCTCGAAGGTCGCGTCGTCAAAGTTCGAGGGCTCAAACCCCGAATTGGCGTCCCAGAGGGGAACGCCGGAGGCGACGTAGCGCTCAATGATGTGCTCCTGGTAGCGCACGTCGAGCCCGGCCAGATTGTTGTCGCACAGGATCGGGCGCACCGGGAAGTTCGGGAAGTGCTTAAAATCCCCGTCGATCATCCACGCGTTGCAGAAGTCGCAACGCATGTTGCACCCGCGGCTTGCATAGGTGGCGTCCGCGTTGTGGAACCGAATGGCATCCGGGATCGGTGCACCAAGCTCCGCGACCCCCTCTAGGTAGTGCCTGCGCATGAACGTGGCAGGTCCCCCGGCGAGCACTCGATAGCCCCAAGCCTTGTACTGCTCGGCGCGATCGCGGGCGTCCGGGAGCCGCCAGGTGAAGGCTACGGACAGGTAAGCATTCTCGCCGTCTGTCCACTCGGCCAGTCCGTTCACCCAACCGCTCATGCAGCGTCACCTGTTATGGAAAGAGGTGATCTGGACGCGTTCCACGCCTCAACCGCCTCGTCCCAGTCATCCCGGTGAGGCCCTTGGCCCCCGCACTGGCAGGTGACGCGGTAGCGCAGTCCGCGCTGCGAATACTCCGCCACGCGCTGCCGAAGGGATCGGCCGCAGAATGGGCAGGGCGCGATCAGGCCCGTGCGATCAACCGCCAGCGCCATGACTTCCTTCCTCGCTCACAGCGGTTACAGGCCGTTCGTTTTCGTAGGGGCGTGAACCCCTCGCCCGTCTTGGCGTAGTCGTCCGCCGCCGCCTTGTCACACTCCAGGTGGCATTTGTTCATCACGAAGCAATCCTCGAAGATGCCAGCGCTGTACTGGTACTTCTGTCCGGCGAGGATTGGCTGACCGCACCATGAGCAGCGATGTGCTGTGCGCGCGGTGCGCGTCTCATCGGTTAGGCACGTCCAGCTCATGCAACACTCACCCGTTCTCAGGATGGCATATTGGGCAGCTCGGATCATGGTGCTGGGCGCTGCAAAGCCGTAGGCTACGGGACAGGTCGATTGCCTCAAGAATAGCGACTTCTCGCGGCTTGGCTGCAAACGCATCGTACGTGACACCGAAGCGCGCTTCGAGCGCCTCGCAAAGCATATCAAAGCGATACTCCAGAGTACTCTCCGTCTCCGTTTGCTTCGGCGTAAAGGGGATGCTGAAGGTTGAAGGGCCTGTGGCCACACTGTTTGTTCGACCGCGGTGCGGTCATGCCTGCTTCCTCCACTGCGGTGTTCATACGAGCAGTACCTTCTGATAGGGCATGCGCTCAATCCGTGAGGCGAAGTGCGCCGCCTCGCGCCAGTTGTTTGCGTTCCGTCCTTCCCGGCGAGCTGCGAAGCTCCAGGCCATCGAGTCAGCGGAACGGAGTAGTCGTCTCACCAGCCCCGAGTGCAAAGCCGTCGTCTTGAGGCCAAACCCGTGAAGGAGTAGGTCAGGGCGCACCGCATGGATGGCCAGCAATACGGCCTCGATCGCCTGAACATCACTGTTGCGTTTGCATACGGAGCCGACACCGACCCACAGGCCAGCCGTGAGCCGGGGTCCGTACATGTGGACATGCCGGACGTAGTCCTCGGGCGAGTAACCCTGTAGGACCGGCATGATGTACACGCCAGGATTGCAGGCGACCAACGCATCGTACCGCTCGATCGTCAACCGCTGGTGCTCTGCGATGGATAGCCCCGTTTTGGCGATGATCCACGGCTCGCACATGTAGTCCTGCGCGACCGCTGCGAGCAACTCGCCATTGCCGACCCAACGCCGGATCTCTGCGGCGTACTCCTCGACGCCATGCCGGTAGTGACCGTACGTAGCCAGCTCCGTGAAAGCGCCGCTGTCCATGATCCAGCGACCGACCTTGAATGGCCCCTTGCGCCTGCGCAGCCGGTTCACGCTGATGAAGGCCGTCTCGAAGTGACGAGCATCTGACGGTTGATGCAAGCCCGGGAAGAACAGCAGATTGTTTGTCCGCTGCTCTACGGACATTGCTGGTACTCCGCCGCTGCGTGCTGATCTATCGCGCCTGTATGGGGCGATTTGAACCAGTAATCCGAGTGTTCGAGGCCGAGCTTCCGCAGCTCGCCCACGGCCACCTTTTTCGTCCCGGCATTGAAGTGGTTCTCGCAGAGGAAGATGCCGAGCCAGCACGACGCCTTTAGACAGGCATCGCAGACCGTTACCGGATATTCCAAGATGCGATTGCTCATGGCTTCGGTTCGTGTGAGGCCGACCGGATGGCGTACAACGCATTGCGGAAGATCTTGCGCGCGTGCCATTTTGGGTTGCTGATGATCGTGCACGGCCCGGGGTAATTGGCGACGAAGTACTCCTCGAAGTAGTGCATCGCATCCTCGAAAGTGAAGACCTCTCCGGGACACTCGGGCGATGCCATCTGATCTGCAGTCATATTGTCAGACATCGCTAGGCGCTTCGTGGGCCTGAAGATCAGTATCTCGGCCGACCCCACTCCCGCTCTTGTCCGCGCGGATCGCACTGTGCCAATGCAGGAGCGCGGCGGCGCTACTGATGCAGTGATGCTGGGCTTTCTCCTGGCTGCCCGTGATCGCAGCGCGCAGGGCTTTCCCGGCGAGGTACCCGACGAGCCAGTACCAATGCTCGGCGGACTTCTCCCGGTCGTGCGGCGCGCCCCAGCGCTCACGCTGGTGGGCCGCCTCACGCTTTAGACCTTCAAGAAAATCCGTGGTCTCGGGCGAGTTGATGAGCTTATCCAGCCGCCGCAGTTCCCGGTCCTGGTTCTCCACTTGGCGCTGCAGATCCGCGTTGTGCTGTTCGAGGGTCGCCAGACTGTACGGGGTGACCGTCACGCTGCCATCGGGGCCGAGATCCACCTTGTGATCGCGACGCATCAGATGCTCGATGTCATCTATCGAGAGGTGCTGGGCCCGCGGTACGTCTGCAGTCATGATGTTTTCCCCAGAAAATACGGCTGTATCCACCATTGCCAAACTCCCTTGAACCAGGAGAACGTGTAGAGACAGGACATCATCATGATGCCGAATTGGTGATGACCCGCAAGCGTCCAGAACCAAAAGGGTTGCGCTGCTGATCCGAACAGACACGCACTCCGACGCCAACTCTCGCGTTTGCTCTGCGTGAGGAATACGGCAGTTGAGCCGAATGCGACGATGCCGATCTGGTCGATCACGCAAGTTGCTCCACTCGTGGCTTGTAGACCCGCGCGATGTGACGTGCGAGAGGAAGGGGGATTTTGGCTACTGTGGCCTGCCAAGCGAGACGTTCCAATCTCTTGCTGTTCGCCGACCTTCCATTGCCGCCGTTTTTGAAAAACCAAGAGCGCCCACTGCCTTCGCCTTTGCGTCCCCTGGTCGCGAGAATTGTATTGAAGGCCTGCCCCGCACGATGCTTGGGGTCTTCTGGATGTTTCCAGTCCAAACCACCCACCTTCACGCCGCCCTTGGTCATCGGCATGAGCGCCGGCACATCGCCCCACAGGTAGTAACTGCCGTAGTGCCAGCGTGCGCGCCCGACCCACTTCTGCGCCCCGCGGACATTCTCCACGACCATCGGGATGTGGCGACCCGCTGCCGCGCAGGCCTCACGCTGAATGCGAAATTGCGCCTGGAACAACTCAATCCCGAGCACCGGAGGCGGCGCGGCTTTGGCGGCCTGCCAGGGCATCGCGCGCCAACTAAATTCCTGGCAGGGACTTGAGCCCACGATCAGGTCAGCGTCCTTGAACTGCCGGCCGTGGAGCGTGCGCACGTCCTGCAAGACGAGTTGCCCGGGGTAGCGGTGCTCACCGTAGACGTGCTCCTCAAGGTCAAAGCCGATCACACGCCATCCTTCGGCCAGAAGCCCTTCCGTCCAGCCGCCGAGTCCGCAATACAGGTCCACCGCCAGCGGCCTCACGCAGACTGCTCCGCGGCACAGGCCCGAATGTCCTCCATCGCGCGCGCGTCCGTCGCGAAGAAGTGCGGGACGCGCCCTGTGCTGGCCCGGTAGATCATGGCGCCCGCGCGCTGTGGCCCGTATTTGGCTTCCAGCTCCTGGCCAGCCTCGCCTGCGAGCGTGATCGCCCACCCAGCGCGGCAGTGCGTCGTCTCGCACTGGTGCCACGTCGCCATGTCAAGCCCTGCCGGCGCCAGACGCAATGACGGCAAGTATCTGGGCGTCGAGGTCCGGGATCACCGGCACGTCGGGATTGCGTGCACGGAAGCGCTCGGCTCGACGCTTGGCACGCTCTTTGCGGTCGGCTCGTTCTGGCCGATGTGCCTCTGAACCATTCGTTTCACCGAGGTTCCTGGCGTCCGTGAGGTCGGCGCCCGTGAGGTCGGCGTCCGTGAGGTCGGCGCGCGCCTTGACGGCCGCGATCACCGCAGTACGCAGGCTCGCGAACTCGCCCCCGAAGATGACGGCGCCGGTGAAGCGGTTTTTAATCTCGACGTTCATGCTCAATCTCCTCAAACGAGTAACTGTGGATCAGTGGTCATGACTGCCTCAACCGCAGCAGCGGACGCCGAGTCGGAGACGACACCGGTACGCTTGACGCGGCCTCGCTCGGCCAGTGCAGGTTCGCGAGCAACCAGCGCGTCCACTTCCACGCCCCTTTGCGCTCGCAACGGCGGACCCGCGTGCGCCGGTAGTAGGCCCGGTGGTAGCTGCGGCGGTCCATGTTCAGGTACTCGCCTGCCACCACCACAGATTCAGCGCCGACACAAACCAACTCCAGTCGCGGGTGTCCTCGTACGGATAGAGTCGATACTCGCTATCCGCGCGCAACTGCACCCCGTAGCGCTTCAGGGGTCGCCCGCCATAGGTGCGGCGGAACAAGTGCTCGTAGCCCGCCGTCTGTAGGCCCGCAGTGCGCGGCATGACAGTGGGAGTCTTCCAGTCAAACACCGCAGTGTAGCGTCGCATCACGCCCAACAAGTCTAGAGTGCCCGCGAACTTCAGCTGCGGGTCCACCATGCGATGCTCGACCCGCAGGACGGTCACTTCGGCCTCTTTCACGAATTTCTGCGCAGCCGTGACGTAGGGCACGAGTTGAGGATCGAGCGTCGCCCAGTCCAGTTGCACCAGGAGCGCAAGCGCCACGGCGTGATGCACCTGCTGCCCGAACACCCGCGCGGCCTCTAAGGTTTCTGGGGGAATCCCGTCCCAGCACTGCAGTGGCTCCAGCACCTGCGTCACGGAGGGAATCTCCTGGTCATCCAGGGAGTACCGGTGCTCTTTCTCGTCGAAGCGAAAGTCCATCACAGGCCTAGTTCCTCTTGCGCCATCTTGACGACCATACATCGGCCAGCGCCACGTTCTGTTCCACTGTGCTCATGGGGCGTTGTCCTGTACGAGTTGAATCGCCTCCGCGACCTGATCCGTGCGCAGATCCTCCAGCGCGCCGACCTCGAATTTCACCATGACCAGCTTGTCGGGCACCCCGGTTTTGGCGAGCTGTTCGCGCAACAACTCCAACTGATCCTCGGTGGCTGGTCCCGGCTCAGCTTTGAACGCCTGCGGCGACTCTGGGACCTCTTTACGCGTCGTACTGGGCAAGAGGTCCACACCAGGCGAGAGTGCAATGACTTCCCCCTCGTCCGCATCGAAGATGCCGCCGAAGCCAAAAGCCGCCCGTGCACTCTGGATGTAGGCGCGGTGTTGCAACATCCGCGTCGGCATCTGATCCCACGGGTCGGTCTTGCGGTAATTCTCTTTGTAGTACTGCCGGCGACTGATCGGAAACTTCCGGTCACTGCGATGGATGATGCACTCGTAATAGAAGCCGAGCACGACGCCATCAGGTCCAATCGTCTCGTCAAACCCCGACCGCATCTCTTCGCCGACGTAGGTGCTCTGGCGCTCGACGAGACGCACCCACCCGTCAATGCCGACAATCGGGCTGATGCCCCCCGCCTTGTTGCGAAACGCGTAGATTTCCCTCGTGAAGGGGTTGAGGTGGTACTCGTTACTGACGATCATCAGCGCCGCGATCTCCGCATCCGTGACGGCGGGCTCCCCGCGCTTCACCGCGAAGGCGGTATTGCGCAGGATATCCAGCACTAGCTTCGGATCGACCGAGTAGCGCTGCGCGAACAACTCGATCAAGCGCGGCTTTGCGGGAGCGACGTCTTGCGGCTTTTTGCCGACCACGGGCTTGGGCTGGTTCACAGGAGTTCCTTCAAGTCGTTTGAGTCGAGTTCTTCGACGGGAGTGGCCACCTCGAGGCTCACATCGTTCAACGCTAGTTGGTGCACGCGCGCCGCATCGGGGAGTTCGATGGAGAGTGTGTTTCGCACACTCTTTAGGATGAACGCGCGCGCCTGAGCGCGAGACTTCGCGCTCACCAGTCGTACCTGCCCGCGTCCGTCATCACACTCGTAAACCGGCATGGGAGAGTCTCCGATTGGGGGACCGAGCGGGCACGCTAGCGCATATTTGCCAATGAGGCAAGCACTCTGGTACGCTCCACACTGATGAACTCCATTAAGCAGCATCTGGATACTCACCGGCGCTCCCAGCACGACTTCGCGCAAGCCGTGAACATCACCGACTCGCACCTCTCGCGCATCCTCTCCGGGCACCGGGCACCCTCGCTCCGGGTGCTCAAACGGATGGCAAAGGAATTGCGCGTCTCGATCGGCAAGCTCGCGGCCGAGGTGCAAGAGTACAAACGCGAAGGCCCGCCTCCGTGACCATCCGCGCCGCCTTCGTGCTGTTCAGGGCGCATCCCGCGAATCCCTTTGGGTACATGGGACGGATTCGTCTGCCCGACGGGCAGTTCTTTCGGATCGAGGCGAATGCAGTTGCCGAACGGGACGGGATCAAGAAGCACTTCGAGGGTATCTTGGTGCCTGTGGACGTGAAGCAGGGTGACCTGCTGTCATCGCCGCGCGACGAGGACGCAGCCCTGCCGTTCGATGATGCGCTGCCCGAGGGACTCTGACGTGGACTGTCTGCGCGTCGAGTTTCAATGTTCGGCGTGTCAGGAATTTTCCGTCATGACAGTGAGCGTAGACGGTCCTGCGACCAACGCAACAGCCAAGAAAGTCGAGGAAGGGACGCTGGCAGCGATTCGCGAAAACATCCGCGAAGGCACGGAGCGGCCAGAGTGCCCTGCCTGCCATCAGAAGAGCTTGTCCACAACCGGCACGCGGTGGCGGCGCAAGTTACAGTCATGAGTGGCTTCTGCGGCATCGACCCAGGCTTGTGTGGCGCCATCGCTTTTCTCCAACCTGACAGTACGTTTCAGCAAGTACTCGACCTTCCGATCATTCGCGACGGCCGGCTCGCGTGGGTAGATGGCGGGGTGTTGCAATCCTTGTTGATTGATAGTCAGCCGGATGTTGTCATCGTCGAGCGCGTCTCGGCGATGCCGCGTCAAGGCGTCGCCTCCAGTTTCAACTTCGGCGTGGGCTTGGGCTCGATCCTTGGCCTCATCCAGGCGCGCGAGCTGCGCTTGGAGCTCGTGACTGCGAGAGTGTGGAAACGCGATCTCAAGTTGTCCTCGGACAAACACGCCTCCCTTGATAAAGCCCGCTTGCTCTATCCCGGCGCGGAACTTCTACGCAAAAAGGACGAGGGGCGCGCCGAAGCGCTCTTGCTCGCATATTGGGGGTGGCGGCGGCAACTGGCCCACGTACTGGGGGCGCAGGAGCTCGCATGACCGAGCTCAGTGCCGCCGAGAAGCGCGCGAACGCGGCGCGCATCAATGCCTTCCAGGCCCTGGCCAAAGTGCTCGGGCAGATCCTGCAGCCGGTCGTCTCGGTCGTCGAGGTGCCGCTGGAGGGCAACCGCAAGATCCTCTTGTCCACCTGTCCTGCAGAGTTGGCGCAGATCGTCGCCCAACAGCAGTTGCAACTGCGGCAGTTGGAGATCAATCTGCAGTGCATCGTGGACATGCTCTTGCAGAGCGCGCTGCTCGTCGCTGGGCCTGACGGGGCGCCCGTACGGTCTAACATTACGATGGAGCAATTCTGGCTCCTGTGTGCGCAGTCAGCGGAGAAACTCGCCGACACGATGCAGCGCGGGCTTTTGTCGCAGGGCGCGGTCCGCCCCGCATCTGGGATCGTGCTGGCCAATTGAGTGACGACCCGCTCCTCAGTACGCAGACTCTGCTCCCCGCGCTCAAGCGCCGCTGGCCGCTCTTGGGGTGGGTGCTGGAGCAGTTCTCGCTCACCTCTGCGCTGACCGTTGCCGGCGTCATCGTGGGGTTAGGCGGGTGGGCGCTCTCGCTCCAGACCCGGGTCGTCGTGCTCGAGACCCGAGTGATTCCCTTCGTCAAGGATGAAACCCGCTTGCAGCGCTTGGAGGATCACGACCAGGAATATGCCCGCCGGCTCGCGCTCCTTGAAGCTTATGACCGCCAAGCGGTCGATGCCGCGAAACAGAACCCGCAACCGGATCGTCGGACGCACCGACGCTAGGGAGCGGGGCGAGCGAGGTCTCGGAGGACGCGCTGCCAGTGCCGCACGATCTCCTGCCACCGCCGCGCCCGCCGGCGCCAGTACGCGACCTCGCTCGCGCGATACGCGCCCGCCAGCGCGGCGCCGACGCCCACCCCCAGGGCGAGGCCCACCTCAAGCAGGATCAGCCCGCCGGACCAGTCCTGGCAGCTCATGGGGTGAGTTGCGCGTGACCATCGGGGTAGAGCACAAGATGATGCGCGATGACGGGCGGGGCGGGGGCTGTCCAGACCAGCGGGGCCACCCGGCGCGGGGGCGGGCTATTCACACAGCCTGTGAACAGCAGAAGACCCGCTAGCATGAAGATTTTCATCAGGACTCCTCTCGCCACAATTTCTGCGAGCGCTCAACCTCGGGGTACGCCTGGAGCAGGCACAGCAGCTCCCACACAATCGCGGGCATACGCCGCAGCCCCTGCTCCCACGCCTCCACCGTGCGCGGACCGACGTAGACCAAATCGCCGAAATCCTGACGCGTCAGTGCCATCTGCTCACGCAGCTCGCGGATTTCGGCTGGCTTGGGACTGGTCCCTGGGCGGGTGGGCTGGGAGCGGTGGGGATGGGTGGTCATATCGCCTCTGAGTTGCCTCTCTTTCGCGCCAAGCCCTCTCTCTACTCGCAGCAATGATCTCGCACCAGGACGGGCGTAGCGGCATTACCGCGGGCCAAAAATCGATGCCGGATACTCTGGGCATCGAACTGACCTGCTCCAACAGACGCCATACATCCCCGGTAACCGGGGACGTATCCAGCCTCATACCACCCGACCGTCTGGCCGCATCCCTGGACCGGGCATGGAACGTTTGTGACCGCAGCCAAATAATCAGGCTGGCCGTACCGATCGTGACGTGGCGGCATGTCGTAGACCTCATGCTGACGCCAGCTATCCGGGTGCAGACTGTGCTCCTCGTATCGCATGACTCAGCTCTCCTCGTCGTACATGCCGCTGCTGTAGTAGCTGGGGGAGTCGCGGCGCCCGTCCCAGCCGTATTTGCGGCGATATAGTCTCTCTACCGCTTGGCGCGAGCTGCCGCGATCCGAAGAGGGCTCCCGTGCCGATCTCTGAGAGATGGCACAGAGTGTGATCCCATTGCCACTCCAGAGCACCTGAGTCACCGTTTCGTTTTTCGTCTCGCCGGACTTTTTGGTGACCGTAATGAGGTCACCTTTCCGCGCTGCTCCCTCGCAGCGGATACCCCACTCGCCATTCTTGAGCTTCGTGTAGGTCGCGGCCATTTGTCTCTCCGAGCCCCTGATCTGCGAGGCGCCAGCCGGTCGGTATCGACCCTGGACGCTATACTACATCGTCGTGATACGACTGTCAACTACTTTGTCGTAGTTGGTTTGTTCTGATGTCAAATGTCCGAAAACGGCGAGTCCGCCAAGGCCTAAAACGGCGGGCGTGTCAAGAGTGCCTCGAGAGGTGTCAGGACTGTGACAATCCCGCGGAGTCAGGCGTAGGCTTACGGTGTCCGGGGGGCAAACAGGCGCCTGGCGGAGGCACGAGGTGGTGTCTCGCTGCCTTCCGCCAGGCCCCTACGGGCTTACCCTGCGTCTGCCCGGAAGGACGGGACGGGTCCGCAGTCGACCACGAGTTTCACGGGGTGGAGTTCACTCGCGATGACCGAGGATAGCACAGTTGCGAAGAATCGTAGTCTTGATTCCTGGTGGGAGTCTTCTAATTACTTGTTCTTCTTGTACATTCGCAAGCGCTTAGCCGAAGCCCCGCACGCTTGGGGCCGCTTCCACCGGACGGCCGATCGTACAACGCCTCAAGCGCACAGTACCCGTCTTGCCCTCCGGCACAAAACCGCGTGGGCCGAAGAAATGGCCGAGTTTGAGAACCACCCGTCGGGTTCTTACGCGAAACAGCGCTGGAAAGCCCAGATGGCGGCCGCCGAAACCGAGATCACCCGCCACCTGAGCGCCCTGAAGGAGTCCTCATGAGCTTCCCAGCCTTGCGTTGGGCCTTCGCCCTCACGTTGCGCCCGCCCGAGAAAGCCGTACTGCTCGCCCTCGCCTGGTTTGCCAACCCTGCCGAATGCGCTTGGCCCAGTCTCTCTACGCTGGTCCAATCGACCGGCCTCAGCCGTCGGACGGTCCTGTATGCCTTGAAGCGTCTGCGTGAGCTGGGCTTGATCACGCTCGATCCGAAAACCGATTTCCCCTCTCTGACGAGCTACCGGCTACGCTTGGAAGACCCCGTGCAGGACTTGCACCCCCCCGTGCAGGACTTGCACCCCCCCGTGCAGGACTTGCACCCCCCCGTGCAGGACTTGCACCCCCCCGTGCAAATAACGTCGTCAGGGGGTGCACCTCTTGCACTAGGGGGTGCACCTCTTGCACCCAATCTTCCATCTAACTCTTCAGAAATCTACCATCAAGAGTCCGACGCGCGCGCCCGCGTGCGTGAGCCTACGGCGCCGCGGGCGCGCAGGACCCGAGCCCCCAACCCAGACCCAGACCCAAGCCCCGCCCCGTCCCCCCTCGCCCCGCCTCCCCTGCGCTCCCCCTTCACGATGGTCCCCGCCCCCCCTTCCCCCGTGGATTCTGAGCTCGCCCGCCGCGCCGACATCGACCGCCGACGCCGCCAAGCCGCGGAAATCGTTCGACAATGTGAGGCCCAAGCCTCCCGCGCTGGGACAGCCACTAGACAGGTGTCTAACGATGACAGCGCTGTCATTGGCTCACCTGTGAAACAATCGCAGGTCACTCAAGGCGGATTGATTCACCCATGCGACAATCCAGAGCTCTCAAGCGCGGTCGCAAATGGGCATGACCGCGAGAATGAACACTAAAGTGGGCCATCAGAGTCGGGTAACTCCTTGATTACCTTCGAATTGCTGCGCTGATCCTTCGCATAATAGCTATTATGTTAAATGCATTGCTGCGGTGCACCCTGGCGGTGTAATCGGTTTTCGCGAGGGCGAGTGACCGGGCGGCGGGACGTTCACGTGGTTACCACGCTTTTCCCGCAAAAAAGAAAAATTCCGTAGGGAGTCAGGGGGTTGCGCAGGGGGAGGTTGACAAGTCCCGACCAGGCGCGGCAGGGTATCGGGTGTTGTGGCGACGTTGCTGACGGGTACCAACCGGGTGGTGTCCGGTCGCCCGCAGACCAGGGACGGGGCGGCGCGCAGTCTACCGCAAGTTGTAAGGTACGAAGGCAGGACGTCACGACAAAGGGGTTTACGTTCAAGCCCTTACGGGTGCGCTCGCAACGAGGGGGAAGTATGGCTTTGAGTGCCGAAGCGCAGCATGTGGTGGATGCGTTGGAGGCGCATTTGACGGCGATTCGGCTGTATGCGCACACGGGGAGTGAGGCGGTGGTCGAGCAGCTGCGGGGGTTGGGGGACGCGGTACTGGCGAGGTTGGACGCATGGGGGGTGAGTGTGCGCGGGGAGTTTGAAGCGCACGCGAAGGAGTTTGCGGCGACCCGCTCGGGGAGTGCAACTCAACCCAACACCAACAAACCTAACACCAACACATGATTACCCCCACCGTCGGTCGCGTGGTGTTCACCTTCCAACCCTCTGCTCCAACACGCTCGATGTTGACGTACGTTGAAGTCAGTTTGCCCAGTCAGCCGGGGGTGCACTTTGTCTGCACACTGCTCGGATTTGGGGCACTGCGCTGCGGGTGTTGTGAGGCGGTGTTGGGACCGGAGACGGGCGTGAAGTTGGGAATGCACTGCCACGGGTGCGGGGCCGTAGTGACGAAACTTGAGCGGGAGGGCGATACCCGTGGACAGTCCTCGCGAACTGGCGCAAGTCAAGAGCCTGAAGCCCTGGCCGCAGCGCGATCGGGAGGCGATGGCGAGCACGGTGCAGTATCTGACTCGGGAGCACGAAGCGGGTCACCTGCGCGAGTTGGTGTTCGTCAGCTTTGATGCCCAGGCGGATGTCAACCTGTTGGTCTCGGGGAACATGTCGGTTGCGCATCTCGCGCTAGCGATTGCGTATCTGCAAGAGATGCTGACGCAGTATCTGAGGCGTGCCGGGGACCGCGCCCCGCCGATCCCGATCGCCTGAACCGCTAATCTCCCGTGATCGGGCCATTCATATGGGAGTTGCGCGGGCCTGGCCTTACCGTGCCCCTCAATCTTGAGGTCAGCCTGCCTCTGGCTGAAGCGGTGGGACTGACGGTCGAGGCGTACGTCAAACATCGCTTGTGGGAGGCATATCTATGCGCTCAGGGGGTGCTACAGCCAACGGGGCCGATGTTACCCTCCGAGCTCATTGAGCGACCGCCGTGAGTTTTTCCCTCAGTGACTTCTGGGGGTGGTGCGCGCGCCTCGCGATCAATTCCAAAGAGTTTGGCACCGTCGCCTTTGACAAACCGTATGGTCCGCAGCGTTGGGTACTGCGCGAAGTCGCCCGAGGGTTGGACGAGGGCGTGCATGACTTCACCAATCTCAAGTGCCGGCAGATCGGGATCTCGACGGCCTTTCTGGGGCTGGATCTGTACTGGCCGTTCACGCACGAGGGCTTGGACGGCACGATCGTCACCCATGATGAGCAGACGCATGTTGCCTTTCGCACGCAGCTCTCCGAGTACTACCGCTCCTTGCCGCGCGCCTTGAAGCCCCGGCAGGTCACGCACAACGTGATCGAGTTCGTGTTCCGGTTTCGCTCGGGGGTCATCTCGCGCCTGCAATACCAGATCGCCGGCGTGCGCGCGTCCGGCAACAACAAGTTGGGGCGGGCAAAGGGCAATGCGTATCTGCATGCCACAGAGATGGCCTTCTGGGGCGACCAACAGTCGATTCAGTCGTTGAACAACTCCCTTGCCGAGACTAACCCGAACCGCCTCTATATTCGTGAGTCCACCGCCAACGGTTATAACGCCTTTGAAGAACAGTGGCGCATGGCCTGCCGCGCGACGACACAGCGGGGAATTTTCGTCTCCTGGTGGGCGCATGAGCTCTACCGGGTCCCAGAAGGCTCCCCGATCTACAAAACCTACTGGGGCTCGAGCGGCAAGATGACCCGCGAAGAGGGACAACTCGCCCGCGATGTGGCGCTGCTCTATGGTCCTGCGATGGAGTATGTGAACGGCACGAAGGAGATCAGTCCCGAGCAGATCGCCTGGTATCGCTGGTACTCAGAGGAAAAAGTCGGCGACCCGGACATGGTGAACCAGGAGATGCCCTGGACCGAGCACCAGGCGTTTGTGGTGACGGGCGCGCAGTACTTCTCCGCGCGCGAGCTCACCGATGCCCACAAGGCGCTCGCGCACGATCCCACGCCCACCTATCTGCGGGTGGAGATCCGCCACACGATGACCGACACGCAGATCCTCGCGACCCCCAAGCGCGTGTCGAATCTGCATGTGTACGCACAGCCGGTGGACGGAGCGCAGTATGTCCTGGGGGCGGACCCCGCGTTTGGTTCTTCTGACTGGGCCGATCGCTTTTGTCTGTCGGTCTGGCGTTGTTATGCCGATCGGATCGAGCAGGTCGCCGAGTACTGCACCCCGGACTGTCTGCCCTACGCCTTTGCGTGGGTGTTGTGTTACTTGGGCGGGTGCTACTCCCCGTGTGCGTGGAATCTGGAAGTGAATGGCCCGGGTCAAGCGGTGCTCGGGGAGATGGACAACCTGCGGCGTCAGCAGTGGGCCGGCACCGATCACGACAAGCAGACGATGAAGAACTTCCTCGCGGGGATGAAGGAGTTTCTCTACGCTCGCCCGGATCAGATTTCCCGCCTGCCCACCGCCCGCGGCACGGTGTCCACGCTGAAGGAGAAGCGCCGCTACTTCGACACCTTCAAGGGCTATTTCGCGCGCGGCATGGTCGTGACGCACTCCCGGGAGCTGCTCGAAGAGATGAAGTGGGTGTCGGTGCAGCCCGGGGAAGCCCCTTCTGCGGCCGGTCGGCGCAAGGATGACCGGGTGATTGCGGCGTGTTTAGCGGTGACGGCGTGGCATGATCGCTTGCGCGCGGGCTTGATGGCGCGCAATGTGACGCACCAGCGCACTGAGAAAGAGCCGACGAAACAACTGACCCCGATGGAAGCTCTGGTCGCCAAACAGCGCACGCTCCTGGGGCTCGCCGACCCGAAGGCCCAAGGCTCGCGTGAGCCGGGCGCTGGCGCTCCCGCCGTGCCCGCGGCCGGTCGCTCGTTTGCGGGCCGGCGCACGACCCGACGGCACTTTGGAGGAGCTCGACGATGACAGCCCCGCTCGACTTTTGGAAACTGATCGCCGCGACGCAACCGCTGGGCCGGCTGTCGTTGGTCGGCTCCCCCGGGTTACTCAACACCAAGAACCAGGTGTGGGCCGAGCAGATCCACCAAGCGCAGGTCTTCCAGCGCCACGGACTGTCCGAGGAAGAAGTGAGTTTAATGGGCGCGGCCTGGTGTGTGCGCCTCGTGAACGCCCGCCGGGCCATCGAGCGAGCGATCAGCGAGAAGTTAGTTTCGACGGCCTACCAGCTGCGGCAGGCGGGGTTTATGACCAACTTGGCCTTCCCGGTGGCCCTCCCACCGCTACCCCCGAGAATGCCGTGAAAGCCTATCTCTGGCTGCTGCCCGCGATCCTCGTCTGGCTGTCCTACCTCGCTCCGCTCGCCCCGTGGCTGCTCTGGGTCCACCCGCACTGGTGGAGCCTGCCCTTGGCTCTGGTGCTCTCGCCGGCGGGCTTGCCGATTGCCTTGGGCTTTCCTCTCGTCGCGCTCTTCGCGGGGCTTGAGCGCTATCACGTCGACGCTTCTTGCCAGTACCCGGGTCGCTCGGTGCTCACGTGGATTGATTCACCGGTGAGACAATGGTGGGGAAACGAGGAAAACGGGATCAATGGGGCGACAGGACCGTTGCCCGCGGGCTGGCCTCGGGTGGCGTGGCCCCTGTGGCGGCAAATCTGGGTCTGGTCGGCATGGCGCAATTCGGTCGGGAACGCCCGCTGGCTCCCGTACTACGGCTGCACCGTGGACCCCAAGAGGGTGCACGTGTATATGTTCACGCCCGGACTGCACGAGACCAAGGTGGGGCAGTATCTGGCGCGCTTCGGGTGGCGATTTGAACTGCGCCTCTGTTACAACCCGACGCAGTTGGAGTGGCAGAAACGCCGGTTTTTGTGGGTGGGCTGGCGCCTCGCGCAGCAAACGACGCTCACGCCTGGGGTTGGCTTCGCGTTCCAGCTCTGGGCGGCGCTATGATGCCTTTCACCGCCGATCATCCCCGCAACCGCGCCCCGCCCGGGGTGTTCTCGTGCGAGGAGATCCGCTACTGGATCAAAGAACTCACCACGCGCTACGAGTGGAGTGCGACCGCGCTCGCCTCGGCCTTGGGGTTCCACGACAAGTGGGCCCCGCAGTCGCTGCTGTGCAAGATCCGCGCGCGTCCCGCGTGGATCTATCCCGGAGAGCAGATTCGCATCTCCCGGGGCCTCGAGCGGGTGCTCTCGGGCGAGCTCGTCTGTCGCCGGACCGAGATCCGTGGTCGACGGCGCGTGTTCGCCGTGGTCGCAGATCACCCCGTGCCGCTCAAGCGCCCGCCGCGCTGGCGTTACAACCTCGCTGCGCTGCGCTTGGAGCGCGTCATCGGCCTGCCCCCGCGCCCCAGTCCCGCACTGCCCTCCTTCCGGAGCGTGGTCGGCATCCCACACCGCACCTGGACGGCGGCGAAAGAGTAGCGCGCATGGGAGTCGTGCACGCTTTTGAATGCTTGGCCCACGGCCTGTTCGAGTCCCGTGTGAAGGCGGGCGAGGTCCCGAAGTGCCCGAAGGGCTGTAGCAAAGACCTGGTCACGCTGGTGTTCGTCCAGGCTCCGGGGTTTGTCGGCGCGCGCACCCGCAAGGCCGACCAGCTACTGCGGGAGGCCGCGGAAATGCAAGGCTTGTCGGACATCTCGACGAGCCCCTCTCGCCCGGGCGGCTCGGTGGCCGATCGCAACCGCAAGAAAAACCTCCAGCGCATCCGTCTGCCCGATGGCAGTACAGGATACGTGCAGCCGAGCCAAGCCGCTGTCTCGATGCAGGCCCCGGACTTCGGCCGCTATGTCGGGGCGCTCACCCACCGGGAAAACACGTTGTCCACGCTCGGCTTTGGCCACAAGTACGACTCCAGCGAGTGGACCAAGAACGAGGCGACCGGGAACCTCCACCACACCGGGGCGAAGTTGCCGAACCTTCCTATTCCCACCGGGTCGACCGGGGTCTCGATCGAGCGCGTCAAGGAGCGCAAAAAGTGAAGTATCGGGTGAGTTTTGCCGTCCCGCCGAACGTGGACCGCGCCGTGGCGCAGATGCTCGTGCAGGGCCAGGAGCTCGAGGCGGACCAGTACCGCGTTCAAGACAGTGGCTGGCTGGAGTTCTACCAGAAAGGGCCACTGGATCATCCGACCCAACACGGCGTGCAATTTGTCGCCGATGTGTTGATCATCGCGTACGCGCCCGGTGTCGTGCGCTCGGTGGCGAACGTGGGGGCGTTCGCCGAGGCCACTCTCTCAGTAAAGGGCTCCCGTGAAGCTCCCCCCCGACCACACGAAGCGCGAGAAGCTTGAGCGACTGGATTTCTTCGTCAACCTGAAAGACCGGTGTCTGGTCTCGCGGCCGGAGCGCCGCGAGCAGTACACGAGCAATCGCTTCTACTGGCTCTATGGCACGGATGGCTCGTACGAGAACGAGGACACCGAGACGGGGTTGGGCCCCCCGCCCGGGAACAAACTCTGGCCGCACATCGACCAACTCACCTCCTTTCTGTACGCCCAGGACACGACGCGCTTTTCCGTCCAGCCGGGCGTGAGCCAGCCCGACGTGTTCCAACAGTGGGTGCCGGTGTTGAATGACTACGTGAACGACGAGTGGCACTCCTCCAACACCGACATCGTGTATGGGCTGGCGCTGCTGCTCTCACTTGTCTACGGCACGACGCTCATCAAGCCTGTCTGGAAGCGCGATGGCATTCAACCTGGCATCGTCCTGCCGCACAACTTTGGCGTCCTGCGCGAGGACACATTCCAAACTTCCCGCCAGGAGGCCTTCGTTCACTGCTACACGATCACCCCGTCGCAGTTTCGCAATGACTACGGCGCGCTGCCACGCTTCGAGCAGATTCTGAAGAACGTCAACACGCGCGCGGCAGGCCTGGTGGAAGCGAACGAGGCGGGCATCGATCGCATCATCATGTCGGCGCAGGACCCGCTCTCGGGCGGCGGGGTCGGCGTCGTGGACTGGCTCGCGCAGGTGTCGATGAACTACGTGCCACGCGTGCGCGAAGAGTTGATCGACATGTTCGAACTCTACGTGTACGACGATGCGCTCATGGACTATCGCATCGTCACGATGGCCTCCCCCGACATCCCGCTCTTTGACCGCCCGCTGCAGCTCACCGGCTGGCTGCCTCACCAAGAGCCCTTCATCCAGGTGTGCCCGAACCCCGACCCGCACTACTGGTACGGCATCGCCGAAGTCGAGCGCCTGACGCCCTTGCAGGTCTATCGCAACAAGTGCATGGCACAGATCGATCACTTGCAGGAACTGCAGGCGCATCCGCCCTCGACCTCCACGGGCTTCCCGTCCGACCTGCTCGAAATGCAGTACGTGCTGGACAGTCCGAACGGCTTTTTGAACCAGCCTGACCCCTCGAACATGGGGGGTGGGAGTGCGGTGCGTGCCGAGCGCATCAAGATCGACATCCCCCAGGATCTGTATAACCGGATCGATCGCATTGACCTGATGTTCGAGGAGATGTCCGGGCTCCCCCCGATCACCAAGGGCCAGGGGGTCGCGGGGGTGCGCTCGGGAGGTCACGCCTCGGAGCTCGCCAAGCTCGGCTCCTCGCGGGCCAAGAAGCGCGCGCTCGTGATCGAGGACTCCCTTGAGCACCTGGCCACGATCTATTTGAAGCTCTTGAAGCGTTACGATGACAAGCGCTTGAAATCCTTCACGAATGAGAAGTTTGTGGCGGATCAGTTTACTGATGACTTCATGGTGAAGGTCGATGCGCACTCGAACTCCCCGATCTTTGCCGATGACCAGACGGCGCTCGCCTTCCAGTTACTGAAAATGAAGGTCATCACGCGCGAGCGCTTCCTGGACATGGTGCAGGTCCCGAACCGTCGGCAACTGAAGTGGGAACTGAAGAACATTATCGAGCCGGCCGAAGCGAAGGAAGCCCAGATGCGCATGGAACTGGAGAAGCAGCGTGCCGAGCGCCGCGAGCCCGGGCGGCCCCGTAAACCCAATGGAGCACAGCCGACTACCCCGCCCGCCGCTTCGTGAGGTAGACTTACCCGTGACTGGGGGCCTTCATGGCAACACCCGGCAGGGATCGGTGAGTGAGTCACTGATCGTCTGCAACCGGGACGCCGACTCGTCAGGAGGAAGCCATGCGCCATCGCAAGGGCCGTCGCGGGCGACGCTAAACGCCCGAGTGCTGTTGACCTTGAACGATGCGGCCCGAGGGGTGGCTCCTCTCGGGTCGCATGCGTTTTGGCGCTGGAACAGCTTGACAGCGTTGGACATTCGCGACAGCATCGCCCGCCATGGTGAGCTCTGCGGAGTCGGTGTTGTCGGCGAGTCCTGCCTCGGGCGGGGCGGAGCCAGTCCCCCCAGGCCCCGCCGCGGCCTCTACGATGACGCCTCAGGAGCCCAAGGGCGAGCAGGCCTCGGCCGATGCAGGCATCATGATTGCGGTCCGGCTCCTTGAGCGTGCGGCCGTCGTCCACGGCTCGGAGTCCTCCAAGGGCAAGGCGGTGCGCGAGGCCCTCCACGGGCTCACCAAGGCGTATAGTCTGGGCGAGGATCAGTTGCTCGAGATCATGCCGGCGGAGATCAAGACGGCGCTCATGGCTCCGGCGGGCGATGCAGGTGGGGGTCCGCAAGAGCTTTCGGGCGCGAGCGCCCCTGCTGCTGCCGCCGCGGCAGCTTAAGACGGAGACCTCAGATGGACAATCGCAAAAAGTTTCTCGGTCCCAACGCGGGCACGCTGCGTGACCCGACCAGCAATTCCCTCGAGCACGGCCGGATGCGTAATCCGCCGCGTATGATGGAAATGGGCGGGTTTGATCGCACGGGCAAGGGTTTCCACAAGAACGACAAGAAGCTCTCCCCCGTGGCCACTTCGGTCAGTTCACGGTGAGTGTGCGGGCGAAAGGCCGTGGGTTCCCGCGCGGGACCAACCTGCGCAAAGTCACCAGTCGCTCGCAGCGACGGGGGAGGCGGTAAATGGCCGGTATCGAGGACCTGAGCCCCGCGGATGCGCAAGCGCATGCGCTCGGTAAGCTGCTGCTCTCCAACCCCGAAGTGGCCAACCAGGCCAAGCGCCTCGCCAAGAAAGCCAACCCCGCACTGCAACTCCCGGAGATCGACCTCGAGGATGCGCTCGTGAGGGAGCGCAACGACTCGATCGCCCGCGAGAAAAAGATCGAAGATCAGTTGATGGCCGAGCGCGTCGAGCGGCGCCGCGCCGAGCGCAACACGGACATCGTGAAAGCCGGCTTCACCGTCGAGGAGATCGAGAAGATCATCGTCGATGAGAAGTGCTCGTACGACACGGCGATGAAACTCGCCGCGGCGTTGCGTCAGACCGCCGAGCCCTCCGCTCCGGACATCCGCTCGTCCACGATGATCGGGGAGCCGCTGAACCTGCGCCCGGCGGATGACTGGAAAAAGCTCGACAAGGCGGGCGCGCAGCGTCTGGGCCTGAAACTCGCGCACGAGATGGTCGACGACTTTCGCAAGCAAAGGCGCGCAGGCGCTCGGTAGTCTGTAAGCACACCCGTGGGGGCGGGGTCACAATGGAGCGACATCCATGCCCGTACCCGGCGGTTTACTTCCACAACTAGGGCCTCAGTACGCCGAACTGGCGGCCATCACGCGACGCTGCTTTCTCGCGCAGCTTGTCGTGCAGATTTATAACGCCAGTCCCCTGATGGCGTCTTTCCTGGCGAATGCGCAGTCCGCAGGCGGTGGGGTCTCCTCGATCACGGTCCCGGTCCAGGGTTCTCCCTTGGTGGTCGCCTCGGCCGCCGGGTACGACGGCTCCTTCACCCCGCCCCCGCCGCTCACGGGCGTGCAGGATGCAGAATACAACCTGCAGTTGGTGCTGACCCCCATTCCCTTCTTAGGCATGGAGGGGCTGGTGCAGGTCGATCATGCCGTGATCCCGATGATCCAGGCGCGCATGAACGATGCGACCAATGTCACCATGGATTTCATGGCGACCGATGCCTACTCCAACGTCTCGCTCACCAACAACCGGGTAGTCGGGTTGGATGGCGCGATCGATGACGGCACGAATCTGAATGTCTACGGGAACATTCCCCGTAACGCCAATCCCTGGTGGAAGAGCTACGTCAAGGCCTCCGGCGGCGGCAACCCCACGCGCAAGACCGTGATGCAGTGGATCGTCGGACTCAACAAGTACTGTGGCGAGCAGCCCTCGTTTGGCGTCACGGACGCTGGCACGTGGGCGAATCTTGCGCAAGACTATGTCGGGGCCGAGACCTACATGATCACGCCCGGGAACGCGTTTGACTCGGACGCCGATCGGCCGCGCGCCGCGTTCAAGGCGCTCGATGTCGCCGGCGTCCCCGTTTACATGGACCCCTACTTCCCGACCGCAGATGCCGGGCAGATCGATCTCGTCAACTCGAACTATCTGAATGCGTACTGGCACGACCAGGCCGCCTTCAATTTCTCGGGCTTCGAGTCCACGATCCCCAACTTCCAGATCGGCTACGTCGGAGTGGTCGTGAACGCATGGCAGATCGTGAATGTCAAACCGAAGGCGAGCGGAAGAATTACCGGGTACACCAGTTTGCCGATTTAGGCGGTACGGGCTCGCTCACTGAGGACTCTGTATGCAACAGCTCCAGGCTCTGCCGAACACGGTCTTTCTCCAGCCGGAGTTCTCGACGACGGCCGTCCCGATTGCCATGGGCGCCGGCGGCCTCATGGCGCTGCAGAACAGCGGCGCGGGTTCCAACGTCGCGCTCCTTACCTTCAACGCCGCGCACGGCTACACCGCGACGCTACAGCCGAACGGCACGACGCTCATCCAGAACGCGACGACGGGTCACGGGCCGACGATCACGGGGGGGACGACGCTCGACACCGGAGCGTACACGCTCTTTCAGTTGACCGGGGCGACGGTCAACACGGCCGTCAACGGTTTCACCATGGGCATTCTCGCGATTCCCTCGACGACCACCATGTTGGTCGCCTGCCCGGTCACAGGGACCAACCCGACCGTCACGGCCGCAAGCTTCCTGCCGGTGTTTGTGCTGCAGTATGGGCAGTACAACGTCGCGCTGGGCGCGAATTGCGCCGCGCAGTACAACCCCGACAACACGGGTTCCCCGTACATCGCCACCACCGGGCCGGGGTCGGCGACGGTGCCGGCGCCGACTTTCCGTCAGTTGGCGGCCGTCTCGACGACCAGCCAGATCGAGTTCGAGGGGCTTGCGGGCCAGACCATCCTCATCGCAAACGGCGGGGCGGGTACGTCGCGCTGGTCACAGTATTTCCGTTAAGTGCGCTGACTTCACTGGGGGGCTGATTCGCCTATGGACATCAAAGTCATCAGTCACTTGCCTGAGGCCTTGTACGGCCGCTTTGACGGCGTGGACTATGCGTTCCTGCCCGAAAAAGCGACTGTCCTGTCGCTCGCGGCCGCCACGCACATCTTTGACTTGGGGGAAGAGGACAAGTCCCGCGCGCTCAACCGCTTGGGCCTCCTGATCCCAGGCCGCAGTACATACCAGGAAGCGCTCGACAAGTTGGACCAGATTTCCTTCATGAAGGGCAAGACCGTCTTTGATGATGACGATGACACCCCGACCGACGGGATGCCGGCCGAGGCACCCCGCGGCGCGCCGCGCACCGGGGGACGACGCCCCCACGTTGGCCCCAGTGGGGACTCGGGGGAGGCTTCGGCCTCCCCCGCAGGCTCCCGCTGATGTGCGCGCGTAAATGGGTGCCCTCGACACCTATAACCTGCGTGTCCGACGCCTGCTGACCGACCCGAACAAGAACTACTGGCAGGACCCCGAGCTCAACGACGACATCAACCAGGCGCGCATTCGGGTCGCCGCCGACACGAAGTGTCTGCGCCAGTTGATCACGGGTATCAATCTCACGGGAGGGCTGGAACTCTACAACATTGTCAATACGGTCAACACAGGCACGCCGGCGAACATGGGGCTCAATGTGATCGAGGTCATCTCGGTCACGATCTACTGGGGCAACATGCGCGTGAAGTGCCAGAATCGCTCCTTCACCGAGCAGGACGCGAAGCTGCGGATCTTCCAGACCTATCAGACCCGCCCGGGCTCGCTCGCCATCATGGGCGGCAACAACGTGTACTTGAACCCGCAGCCGGATCAAACCTACGTCTCGGACTGGGATGTCGTCCTGGTGCCGAGTCCCTTGGCGACCTCGACCGACCCGGAAGTACTACCCGTCGTATTCCAGGGACTGCCGCAGTGGTTCGCCGCCTCCATCGCCAAGTACGGCGAGCAGTCGATGTCGGAGTCTGATCTCTTCTACAAGAAGTATCTGCTGGAGCGCCAGGCCGCCTCCTTCGCGTTCCTCTCCTCCCGGTGGCGTGACGCGTACCGGCGCTGAGGTGCTGTCGTGGCCCAGCACATTGAAGCCAAGGAGGAGCGAGCGCTCCAGACCTACACCTTCAAAGACTTTCTCGCCGTCAACACGACCAACGCCCGCGTCGCCTGCCCGCCGCAGGCCTTCTACAATCTGGAGAACGCCCAACCGATCGGCTCCGGCAATCTGCACTCGGTCGCCGACATCACGGCCGCGCTCCACAACTACGCGGCCGACACGATCTACACCGATGCCAACGCGAACCTCGCGGGCACCGAGTACCTGATCCAAGCGAGCACGAACCAGAAGGCCTTTGCCTTCAATGTCGGGGCCTCCACCGCGACGCAGATCAACGGGGCGATCAACTTAGCCGGCGCGGGCACGACCTTCGCCCAGTGGCAGAACTCCAACGTGCTGCTCGTGGACTCCACGGGGTATTACCAGTGGAACGGCGCCGGGAACATTGTGGCGATCACGGGCACCGGCGCACCATCCTCCGGCAATGCGATTGCGGTGTACCAGAATCGTGTCTGGATCGCCGCCGGTCGGTTGCTGTACTTCTCCGCCCCCAACTCGTTCTCAGACTTCACCACGGCCTCGGGCGGCGGGTTCACGACACTCGTGGACTCGACCTTGCGCTCGTCGGTCCAGGCTCTTTTTGCCGCAAACGGCTATCTCTACATCTGGGGTGTCAGTTCGATTGACTCGATCTCCGATCTCTACATCCCGGCGGGGGCTTCCCCCCCGACGCCGAATTTCACCAAACTGAACCTCTCCGCCGTCGTGGGAACGGATCAGCCGGGCTCGATCTACGTGTACGGGCGACTCGTGTTCTTTGCCAATCGGTACGGCGCCTGGAGTCTCTACGGTACGACGCTCACGCAAATCTCGAGCCCCGATCCGAACAACGCCTATAACTCCGCCATCGATGGCACCTGGCAGTACGTGGACTTCACCAAGGTGGTCTCCGGCGGGCAGGTGATCTCGAACAATATCTTGTGCGGGGCGTTTCTCTTGAAGCGCTTGAACGACCCCGTGTTTGGCTCCAATACCGTGGTCGCGATCTACCAGGGGAACGCCGCCGGCGGGCGCTGGTGGTTCTCCAATTACGGCACGACAGGGGTGATCACGCGCATTACGACGGCGTACGTGAACAACATCCCGGCCCTCTTTGCCTACATCGGGAACCAGATTTACCAGTTGCTGCAGAACACTGCTTCCGCCCCGCCAGCCATCGTCTCCACGGCGCTGTGGGACTTTGGCGATCCGATCACCGAGAAACAGGTCATCAAAATCGGAACGGGGATGACTATTTTCGCGTCGGTGAACTTGACGACCGCGTTGCTGACAGTGGACACCCAAGTCGGGTCCTCGCCCACAAACGTGAATTTTGGCGTCATTCAATGGGTGAACAACAGCAACCAAGTCGTGCAGTGGCAGAACAATGCACTCGCGATCGTCGCGTGGCAGGTCCCGGTTCAGTACAGTACGTTCTGGGGGCAAGCGCCCCAAGGTTTCGCTAAATTTGTGGGTCTGACCTTGAGCACGCCGCAAGGAATGTTGTGGGAACTGAACTCGTTTCTGATGGACTATAAACTCGCCTCCAGATGGGTAGGCAAGTAGGAGCGACAACATGGCTGGCAATGTCTCGGGACTGCATGCGTTCGCAACGGATGTCGGACCAATTCCGCTTAATCTGCTCGACACGAACTACGGGACACAGACGACCGCCCTCAACACGCTGAACAACTTCGCCAATAGCTATACTGACACGGGAGTGGTGAACGCTCTCGTCGTCGCCCCCGCTGCCGCGCAGTTCGTGGCGTATAGCGACGGCCTGTTGTTACAGGTCAAGGTCGCAAACACCAACACGGCAAGCGTCGTCACCATCAATGTGGGCGGGCTGGGGGTAAGGAACATCGTCAACCCGGATGGTTCACCCCTTGCGAGCGGACAACTGTTGGCTGGATCGTGGATCACTCTGCAGTACGTCCAACCGGCAAACCAGTTTCAATTGACCTCTGGAGCCTCCCAACACACGTTCGTCACGCTCAAAGTAAAAGCGGCGGCAACTAGCAGGGCCAGTACCACGGTACTGTCGAACGACCCCGACCTCGTTGTCACTGTGCCCGCAGCCGGAACGTACTTATACGAACTGTTGGTGCAGCCCTACCAGAATGGTGGGGGTACAGTCGCGATTGGGTTGAATCTGAACTACTCTGCGGCATATTCAGGGAACAACTCCCCTTACCTTCTCGACGGCAAAGTAGCCGGAGTCATAACGGGTCCCAGCCAGCAAGCGGTGGCAACGCTGCCAACCACCCTTGCTTTTACTTCTCCGGTTTTGGCGAGCTTTCCGGGCAGTGCGATTATTCGCATCATGGGTGTTCTCGTCGCCACGGGGATCGGAACGCTAGGGTTTGCGTGGGCTCAGAGCGCCTCGAATGTGAATCCGGTCGTCGTTGACGTGGGGAGTTATCTCAAAGTCACGCAGGCTAACTAGTCGTGGTCATCACCCCCTTCGGCGACCTTGCTCTTGATGACCTCGTCGCCGAGGCCGCTTGGGTAGATGCGCACGAGCGCCGTCACTACGCACAGACGGTGGCCGCGAAGCTCAGTGGCGGCGCCGTGCTGAGTGGGGTGATTGACGGGGACTGGATGCACCGGCACTGGGCGAGAACCGTCGCCTTGGCGATGCAGCAGGGGATTGACTTGACCGGCTATACCCAGGCGCTCGCACTGCCGTGGAAGTGGCGCACGGAACAGGAGCTCCTCGACTGGCACGAGTTGCACAATCGGCTGCACCTGAAGCAGGATCGACAACTGGGACTCATCTAGCGGACGCCCTCGCCATGGCAGACCCCTTCTTTGGCGCCTCGAACTCGATCACCTCGAACACGATGTTCGCCGGCGGCCCGGGCGGGGACCCGACGACGAATACGAGTCCCACGAGTCCGGGCCCTGCGGCGGGGACCGACAACACCTCCTGGCTCACCAATCTCACCTCGGGGCTCTCCGACTTGTCCTCGGGAGTGAGTTCCTTCTTCAACAGTCCAGCTGGCAGTCTTGCGGAGTTTGGGACGCTCGCAGGACTGGGACTCTCGCAGGCGAGCGATGCGAAGAAAACCAACGATGCGCTCGCCGGCTCGCTCTCCAGTCTCGGGACACCCTTCACGGGCACTGGCCAGGGAATCAACACGCAGTTGAAGGGCGGGACGCCCGTGGCCGGCCCGCTCGGGGCCTCGATCACCGACCAGACGACGGCGGCGGCGAACTTTGGGAATGTGGCCAAAGCGTACTCGACCGGTCAACTCACGGCCGCGCAGCAGCAGCAAGTGAATGACTTCGTGAAGCAGCAGCGCGCGATGGTGGACAGCCAACTCGCGGCCTCGGGGAACACGGATGGCTCGGCGCGCGATGCCGCCTATCAGCAGATCGACAACAATGCGGCAGAGCTTGGGCAGCAGTTGATCTCCAGTGACTTAGGCGTCGGGCGCGACGCCCTGAACACCGTGCAGCAGACCTACTCCACCCTGCTGAACCAAGCGCTCTCGACCGCTCAGTTTGGCTTTGGCGCGCAGGAAGCGGCCGTGCAGACGCAGATCCAGTCCGACACGCAGCTCGCCCAGTCGTTGAATCAACTCTTCGGGGCGATCGCGCAGGGGTTTGGAACGGCCATGGGCGCTCCCAAGGTGGCGAACGTCACCCCTGGGGGCACGACGACCGGCACGGCCACGAGTCCTGCGAGCCAAGCGGCCAATCAGCTCGCCAAAGGCGCAGGGAGCGCACTCCAGAATGCGGCGACGGGCGGGGCGACCGCGCCAGCTGCGGGCCCCGGGACGGGACTGGCGACCTCGACCCCGAGTGACATCCTGAACACGGATCTGTCGAACTTCGGCAGTACCTTCGGGGGGATCAGTACTGCCGCGCCCGCGGCGAACTTAGCCGAGACTGACCTCTCTTCCTTCGGGAGCGTGTTCGGGACGCCGACGGCGGCGACCGACGTCACGGCGGCGACGGGAGTCACCCCTGCCTTTAATACCGGGTTCATGTCGAGCGGGGCCTCCGGCGTCGCCGGAGCTGCGAATCTCGCCGATACGCAGGCGGCCCAAGCAGCCGCAGGGGGGGCGAGTGCCGCCGCGCCCGCAGTCGCCCCCGCCGCTGCTGCTCCGGCCCTCGCTCCGGCTGCCGCCCCGGCTGCAGCAGCACCCGCTGTGGCCGCGCCCGCCGAGGCGATCGCTCCCGCCGCCGCAGTCGCGCCTGCGTTGACGGACGTGGGGATCATGCCGATTGGGACTGGCGCGATCGATGAAATCGCGGCTCAACAATCCGCAGAAGCCGCTAGCGCGTTGGGCTCGAGCAGCAGCAGTGCCGCTCTGGGACCTCTTGCGGGGACGCTTGCGGGGATCGGACTGACACTCGCTCCGGCACTCCTGGGCATGTCCACGCCTGCGTTCTCGGACAGTGCAGAGCACTGGGCAAATATCTCGAAAGCGCTGAAGGGCGGTTACAAGACCGATCCCAATACGGTAAACCACGCGTATGCGAACGATCCGCAGAGCACCCTCTTTGCGGACACGATCATGGGCGTGCTCTCGCAGCCGGCGAACCAGGTGCCGAACGACATCAAGCAGCTGGTGTGGCAGACGGGATTGGTACCACCGGGCCAGTGGGGACTGCCGACGGGAGATCCTAAGACACAACTGGCGCTCCTGCAGCAAGCGAATACAGCGGGTCGAGGTACGCGCACAGATCGAGGGACGGGGAAGAACTAGCCATGGCTGACCCTGCCATCCCGAGTTTTTCGTCCCTGACCTCGGATCTGTCCGGGATCAGTGCGCAGTTTGACCCGCAGATTGCCTCCGAGCGTCACGCGGCCCAAGGGGCGGAGTCCCGCTCGGTCGGCGCGTCGGAACAGGCGGCGGGGGAAGCCGAGAAAGCCGCCGGGGATGTCTTGTCCTCAGACGAGCAGTTGAAGCAATGGGTGCAGTCCACCCCCTCGCGTCAGGTCGCCTACAAAGCGGCGATGCATGCCGCGCCGATGCTCTCGCTCCTCACCGCGCTCGGGGGAAAACTCACGCGGTTGAACGGCCAGCAGATGCTCGGAGCGACCACGGGGATCGTGCAGGGCCTGAACTCGGGCGCCGAGAAACAGTACGAGGATGCGTACACGCAATGGAACGCCGCCTATCAGCGCATGAAGGAGCATCAGGCCGCCCTCATGAAGGCGCACGAGTTGATGCTCGGGGCCTATCAGGGGCGCGCCGATGCGTACCAGAAAGCCGCCGAAGCCGCTCGGCGCATGACCGGAGATCTCCTGGATGAGAAGCAGACGGCGCTCGGCAACAAGGTGAATCTCTTCAAGACCCAGTCCGAGGCGCTCGATCGGCTGGAGAATATTCACCTCGCGCTCGGGCACCTCAACGAGCAGAAGCGGCACAATTTGGCGACGGAGAACCAGACGGCGCTCAGCCCTCGGGCGCAAGAGTTGCTCTCTGAGCTTGCGCGCGAGGAAGTGCCGCTGCCCGCGGGCATGCGCGCGAAGGGCACGCTGGTGCCGGTACTGAATTCGATTGCCGAGCGCTACCCGAAAGAGAGTGTGGCAGCGCTAGTGGACGGCATTCGCTCCAACGCGATCGACATGAAGGTCGCGATGACCGAGGCCGGGATGCTGGGCCGGAAAGAAGCGGCGGTCTCGGGCGCACTGAATACCCTGACCAACAAGGGCGGACTGTTCGACCAGTTGGACGCCGCGGCGAAGAAAGTCAATCTCGACAGCGACAAGGTCAAAAGTCAGTTACGGCTCTATCTGCAGGGGCATGCGATTGCAGACGAGGACGTGCAGAACTATCGTAACTTGATCGCAGACACCAAGTCCGAAGTGACCCAGGTGCTAAGCCGGTCGGGGATTCCGACCGATATCGTGCGCAGACAGGCCGACGAGATGTTCCCGCTGATCCTGAGTTATGGGGAGCTTCAAGTCTCCATGCAGGCCAGTCGGGCCGTCGCCCAGGCGGTGCTCAGTGGCAACGCCAAGGCCATTGAGATGCTCAAAGCCGGCAAGAGTTGGCCCGAGGTCGCCAAGGACGTCCCGGTCGATCCTTTGGAAGGTCGCACGGCCACGGGCCGCAATGGGGAAAAGTACGTGCGCCAGGGCGGTCAGTGGGTGCGCACGCACTGAAGGAGCGTTTCACGTGGAACCTGTGCCGGATGATCTGCCGCCCGGGGCCGTGCTAGACCCCCACCCTGCCGACTTGCCCGCGGGGGCGACACTGGACCCTGCCGAGGGGGAACACAGCCCGAACGCCTTGGGGCCGATGGCGAGCGCGGCGGTACGTCCCGTGGCTCGAGCGGCGAGTGACATTCTGAATTTCATTCCCGACATGGCGACCGACTTGGCGAACCTGATTCCCGAGAGCATTGCCGGTCCGAAGCTGCGCCGACCCTCGGAAGCTTGGTCGAACATCATCGACAAGTACACGACCAAGCCGCAAGGCCTCCTTGGGCGCGGGCCGGAGGAAGTGAGCACGCTGCTGTTGGGTGGCGGGGCCACGACGGGCTTGGAGCGCGCCGCAGGGCTGGGTGTCAAAGAAGCCACGGCGACCTATCAGCGCATCACCTCCCGAGCGGCGGAGAAGGCCCACACGGCGGGCTATCAGCTCCCGCCCTCCTATATCGGGGGTAAGCTTGCCAAGAGCGTACAGACCGCCGCCGGGGGCCCCAAGCTCGAAAAAACGATGTCCGCCGCCAATGAAGCCGTCACGGACCGACTGGCCCAGACGGAGCTTGGCCTGCACCCCGGGCACCCCGGGAACGAACTCGCCGAAGAGAGCTTCGAGGCGCTGAGACGGGAAGCGTATGAGCCGTACGAGGCCGTGCGGCAGTTTGGGACCGTCCCGACGGATCAGGAGTTTCTGCACGACCTCGCAACGGCTGGCGACCGCTTCGCACACCGCCCCCGGAGCTTCAAGGGTGCCCGGTATCCAGAGATCGACGCCGAGAAAGCCCCGTACCAAGTGAGTGAGTTCAGCGCGTCCGAGGCGCTGGATGAGATTCGCACGCTCCGCCAACTCTCGCGCCAGAACCTTCGGAACTACAGCCCGGCCGCGAATGCACTCGGGTATACGCAGCGGGAGATCGCAAATGCGCTGGAGCACCAGATCGAGCGCGCCGCGAAGCGCTTAGGCAGCCCGGACCTATTGGACCGCTTGCGCGCCGCACGCATCCAACTCTCCAAGATCGGAGCCATCGAGGACTCGATGGGCGCGGGCGGGCACGTCGTGGCCGAAGACCTGCGTCGGATGATGGATAAGGGTATTCCGCTGACCGGGAACCTGAAGTTGATCGCCGAGACTGCCAAGAATTTCCCCAGCGCCGTGCAGCAGATCACCAAGAAGGGGGAGACCGGAGTCTGGAGCGCGGTGGACTATCTCTTGGGTGGCACGGGCCTGGTGTCCGGGGCTCCCCAGGTCGCCGTGCTCTCGCTCGCCCGCCCGGTGAGTCGCTGGGCACTGGGCACCAAACCCGTGCAGAAGGCCATGATCCGCCGTCTCTCGGGCTCGGCCCCCTCGACCACGGGGACCTCGCTCAGTACGCTCGGGCGCGGGGCGGCCCTCGAGACCTACGAATCTCCTGAGCACACCCCGTAAAAAAGAGCGACACTCGCCGCCCTTGTCGGCCGGTCACAACGTCCAAGGGGGGCCACTGTGGGCAGAGGGCAGAAGTCCGATGACGAGATTTTCAAGGCCGCGAAAAACAAGATCGGCGACATGATCAAGACCGCCACCACCGTCGAGGATGTCGTGTCGCTGTGCAACACGCTGAGCAAGATGAAGGCGGTCGAACTGAAAATGGGCGAAGATGACTGGGGTTCGGGACTGCCGAGTCCCCCGGATGAGAAACCATGACGCTTGTGGAGATCCTCGCCGGGGCGAATGTCGCCCTGCGCTTGATTCAAGAGCGCCTCCTGACCTTCGTGGCCCTACTCCTCACCTTTGCGCTCTTTGGCTGGGCGATGTGGCTCCAGAGCATTCTCGGGGCTATCATTGCAGGGACTTGGGGGCTGTCCATCTTCCTGCCGGTGCTCTTCTCCGGCCGAGGTACCTCCCATGTCCGTCAGCCCCCGGAAAACCAGTCCCCTGAAGGGACCGCGCACGGGTCATGAAAAACTGCGCCTGACCCCGCTCACGCTGGAGCGGGCGCGCACGGACCCGGCACCGCTCGCGGTCCGGCACGTGAATTTCATTCAGGACTTCACTCGCCCGGTGAAGATCCCACGAAACTTACTCTCTTCTGAACGGGGCAGCAGCAACGAGAGTGACTCTGACGGTCAGCGCAAGGTTAGCGTGGGACAAATCCGGGAGGAGTAGCCCCGTATGGCCATCACGTCAGCGTTTCAAATGCAGGCCAGCGCCAAGACCATTACGGTGCAGACGAATGTAGCGCCTTCCACCAGTCAATCCACTGTGATTAATCTGACAGACATGGGTCTCACTCAGTGGCCGCAGTCCTTGCGCATGATCAACAACGGTACGGTAGACATCTGGGTGTACCCGAGTAATTCAGCACAGACCGCAGCTTTTCCGACTGCTGGCACCGTGACTGCGGGCACACCTCAGCCAGGCTTTCGACTCAAACCCGGTGTTGTCGAAGTATTCGCTCTGAGTGTTCTCGCGACCAATCCGAGCGCTGCGCAACCGCCCGTGCCAGGTTTTTTTCTCAACACGATTGCGTCGGTTGCTTCTCAACAGTTTGACGTGAGTCCTGGGGAAGGGTTGTGAGTGTTCGGGGGGTTGCCGCCGCGGGCACTGGTCGTTTGTTGAGTATCCAAGGCGCGCCGGTCATCCTTGCGGGTGCGGGTACGTACACTCCATCCGCTGGCTGTAGTTCATTTTTTGTGGACTGCTTAGCCGGAGGGGGCCAGGGGGGCGGAGCCAACTTCACGTCAACCGGCTCTGCCGCCGCCGGCGGCAATTCGGGAGCGCGGTGTTACAAAACCGTCAGCCCTGCTAGTTCTCAGGGATACACCTTTTCGGTCGGCGCTGCAGGCTCAAGTGGTGCGGCCGGGGCTGCAGGAGGGAGTGGAGGTGCAACCACGTTCGCCGATGTTGCAACGAGTGGCGCAACAGTGAACTTGACTGCGAACGGTGGGAATGGTGGGCAAGCGGTGGCAGATGCAGTAACCATAGGTTTCCCAGCCTCAGCACAAGCGACCGCAGCGGGTGGAGACAATAATATTAAGGCTACTATTGGACTGCCAGGTGTATTCATAGTCGCTTCCTCTTGGTCTGGTAGCGGTGCATCAAGTGTGTATGGTGCAGGCGGGAAGGGACAGAGC